CAAATCAAAAACCCAGTTCTCAAATACTAAAAGCGGTTACCGGATATCACGGGCAATGCGCTCAGGCGTAACCGGAGACGGTGCCAATATCTTGATAGTGGACGATCCGAATAATGCCGCAGAGTCAGATACCGTTCGAGAAGAAACAAACGAAAGATGGGATTCGGTCCTGTCTACCAGGCTTAACAACACCAATGAAGACAAAAGATTAGTTATACAACAAAGAACAAACCAAAATGACTTAACGGGCCATATTATCAATGGTGAGGAAGCAGATGCGTGGACTAAGCTCATTATTCCAATGGAATTCGAAAAGCTACGGCGATGTAAGACAATAATCTTACCTTCATCTAATGGAAGGAGATGGATTGACCCCAGGACGGCTGAGAAGGAATCAATATGCGCTGTTAGGTTCAATCCTAAGGCCATAGACACCCTTAAGAAGCGCCTAGGGTCTACTTACCTTGTTGCGGGTCAGTTACAGCAGAGGCCTGCCCCAGAAGAAGGTGGATTGTTCCGTAAGTCATGGTTCCAGTGGTGGAAGAAGGAAGAGCCGCCAAAGGTGTTTCAGATTATCCAATCTTGGGATACTGCCTTTAAGAAGGAAGACAAGCGGAAGCCTAACCAGCAGATATCTTATTCAGCTTGTACTACTTGGGGATTGTTCGATGATGACTTTGGGATCACAAATCTAATACTGCTCAACCTATGGCGCGACAGGGTGGAGTTCCCAGAGCTTCGGGCCATGGCTAAGAAGCTAGCGGATGACTACAGAAACAATGGTTCTGTCGATATCAAGCCAGATGGGAAGCATGTGCCAGACATGATCCTCATAGAAGCTAAGGCTACGGGCGACCCACTAAACCAAGAGCTTAGAAAGGCTGGTGTACAGACAACTATGTACGACCCATCCATAGACGGGGACAAGGTTAGGCGGGCGAGCCTGATAACCCATATGGTTCAGGCGGGAAGGATATGGGTTCCTGCTAGGCCGCCAAACTATGACTATTTGACATCATTCTCTAAGATATTTGTCGATAGCTGTGCTAACTTTCCGAATGACGATGAATCAAAGGATATCGTGGATACGTTCACCCAAGTTGTTCGCAAGACCATCAAGAGCGGCGTTATCAAGCATCCTAAAGACCCCGTGAATATTGAGAAGCCTAAGAAGCTGGTACATTATGGTAACAAGTGATTTTTAATTAAATAAATGTTGACGAGCGTATTATATTAGTTTAAATTTCAGTTTCGCTGAAACAAATACAGGAGTTGTTGAAATGTTGCATGAAAAAAAGTTTAAAGAAAAGGTCAATTATGAGCCAGGTGATTTAGAGTTTTATCAAAAGATGTGGAGAATAGATCCAGAGCAAGCTAAGGTTTGGATTGTAAATAGGTTGAATACATTGACTGAAATTCAAGAGCATGTAAAAATGAGGTAAAGCAATTAAGAGATATGTCAAATTATAAGGAAGACAAAAAGTAGCGGATTATTACAGCTTAACGGGCGGCGATAACAATAAAAGATGTTCGCACAGCACTAAAAACAGGGAAATAATTTTAGATTACATGCGCGATAACCTTAATAGAAACGTAAGGACAAAAGAAATCATTACTAAATTTCTTTCTTTAGGCATGAAAGGCGTAAATGTCTATAACCTTTTGACAGATTTAGTTGACGCTGGCTCCATAAAGCGGACAGGGCACGGACTCATTGCGCTGCCGAATTATGAAGACCCACAGTTGTAATTATGGTTATCGTATCGACACGTTAACCTGACGTGTCGATATTTATGGTAAAATCGTACATATGATTACAAAAGACGATCCATTGAATGAAGTTTTGTGCCCAATCCGTCTCAAGGAGTGGGAAGAGGTGGTACATAAAAAAATTAAATCTATAAGCCCCGAAAAGAAGGTGGTTATACAATCGCGCATCCATAACAATGATTTGAAGGGGCATATAATTGAGGGCAACGCCGATGACCACGGATTTAAATTCTTAACTTTACCCCTAGACGCCCCATAGCAACAACGCAGAGCCAACCCCACCTTATGCTACCCATCTAAATAATACTTGCTTAGTTGGAAGCTATGTTGCATAATAAAACCACTGCTAATTTCCCCTAGCTAGTACTTCTCTATCGATTGTTAGATAGTTATTAGACTTGCTAGGATTGTTTCTAAGAATGCCTAATCAATATCCATATGAACAAGACTTTCTGCCACAAGAAGGCATGAATCCAAATTTACCTGTATCTATGGATAATGATGGGTCTTTGGATTTCGTTGCCGGGGAAGCGGGTGAGGATGAAATCTCACCCGCTGGTAACGAATTCAACTTTTACGAAAATCTTGCTGACGGCCTTAAGAACTCAAAGCTTCATAGCCTAGCGATTAGCTTATTGTCTGACATTAAAGATGACAGAAGCAGTCGGAAAGAATTAGAAGCAACGTGGAACCTTGCGCTTAAGTACTTAGGGTTTAAGGTTGAAGAGATTATGAAGGTTCCTTTCGATGGTGCCTGTGGTGCATTTGATACGACCCTTGCTACTACGCTGATGAACTTTCTTGCAATTGCTAAGGCAGAGCTTTTCCCGCCTTCCGGACCCGCTAAAAGCAAGGTCGAGGGTTATGTTACGGAAGAGATGGAAGATCGCGGCGATCGCGTTGAGATGTTTATTAACTACTTCCTGACCGTTATTGACAAGCCATATTACTCAGACTCGGACAGGCTGTTACTGTATGTAGGTCTTTTTGGGAGTGCGTTTAGAAAAGTTGTTATGGACCCAATCCTAAAACAGCCCGCCCCTAGGTTTGTAAAACCACAGAATTTAATTATCAATAACTATACAACGTCAATATTAGAGTCAACAAGAATTACGGAAGAGATATTCTTGACGCGTAAAGAGGTTTTGTTAAGGCAGAGGTCTGGAATCTACCTAAAAGACGCTTTACCTGGAAGCGCTGACGATAACGAAGAGATGGACTCGCCTGTTAATAGAGAAATAAGAAAACGAGAGGGCGTATCAGAATCTGAAGCAGAAAATAAGTCATTGTTTAAGTTCTATGAGATGCACGTGGAGCTTGACCCAGCAGACGTAGAAGATGAATTTGGTATGCCAAATAAGCTTAGGCTGGAAGAAAGGCAAAACGAAGAAGATGAATACGATGATGCAGATGAACATGGTCCGTATGCTCAGGAAGATGCTGACTTTGACGATGAAGACGAAGAATATGGCGACAATGACGAAGACGGTCGTGATGAAGAAAATATCCCTAGGCCTTATATTGTTGAGATTTGCGAGGCGACTAAAAAGATTGTTTCTATTAGAAGAAACTGGGAAGAGCAAGACGAGAACTTTAAGCGAGAAGAGTGCTATGTGCATTATTATTATCTGCCGGGATTTGGCATCTATTGCGTAGGCCTTGCTCAACTACAGGGTTCAAATGCCATTGTGTTGACAGATATATTAAGACAATCAATTGATACCGAAACCAGAAATATTTTTCCTGGTGGTCTTCGTCAGAAAGGAATGCGCTTAGAAACCAATGATTTAACGCCAGGCCCGTCTTCATATGTCGAAATTGATACAGGCGGCGCACCTATTGGCGATGCTGTAATGTTTATGCCATCCAAAGGGATGTCACCTGGAATAGCCCAACTTAGAACCGAGCTTAAGACAGACACTATGAACTTAGGTGGCGCTTCTCAGCAAGGGCATGCCGCTACATCTAATACGCCTGTTGGAACGATGTTAGCGCAGATTGAAATCAATGACCGGGTCCCCTCTACAATATTAATATCATTACATTCTTCCTTGGCTTATGAGCTTCAGCTGTTAAAAAAGCTATTCCAGAAATATTTTGGCGATGAACCGTACCCGTTTAATGTTCCGGGTAATCATAAATATATAATGCGGGAAGACTTCTCAGATAATATCAATATTGTTCCTGTTTCAGACCCAAATATTATAACAACAACGCAGAGAGTTATTATCGCAGAAATAATTCTTAAGATGGCTCAGGCCAGCCCTCAGTTATATAACTTGAGAGAAGCAAACGAGCGTATGTTGCGAGCCATGAAGGTTCCAGAAATTGATAAGATTTTACCAAAACCACAAGAACCTCAAGAAGTTGTGCCTATGGATCCAATTAGTGAAAACATGGCGATTATGTTAGGGAAAGGCGTAAAAGCAGGGATACAACAAGACCATGAATCTCATGAAATAGTCCACGCGCCCATCATACAGCAATTGACTCAACAAGCAGCGCAAGACCCTACGGTAGCTCAGAAGCTTGCAGTGGCTAAGGCGCATGTTGCAGAGCATCAAGCGCTTGGGTACCTAATTAAGATGCAGCAAGCTATGGGTCAACAGATGCCGCCTGAACAGGCGCTTCAAGACCCACAGGTACAGAATCAAATTGCAATGGCTGCTGCTCAGGCTACACAGCAGTTACAGCAGCAGCAACAGGCGCAGAACCCGCCACCACCGAGCGATAGCGAAGTGTTGATAGCAGATATAGAGCAAAGGCGCGAAGCATCGCATCTTAAACATGATGAAGCTCAACTTAAAGCCGAGACTGAAGCCTTTAAAGCACAGACTCAGTTTGAAAGTAACAAAGTTAAAATGGATGTTAACAAAGAATTGGCGAGAGGTAAAAACGAAGTTACTTTAGCTGTAGCCAAAATGAAACAACCACATAATTTGGAGTGATATATGAAATCAGGATACG